GTACTACGGCGAGGCGCTGAACGTCACCGAGGCCGCGAACACGACGACGTTCATCGGTCCGAACGTGAACCCGGCGAACGTGCCGGCGGGCTTGAATCTCATGCCCGTCGCGGTTGGAATGTACGTGTTGCTCTTTCCGGGCCGACGGGAGAACGGTTCTCCCATCTGGCTCTTCGCGGTTGAGAACGCTTTTGACGGGACCTGCTAAATGCCCATCTTCCACACCCCACAACTCATCAACGACGGAGGAGCGTCGAACGCGTGGCTTGCGCTTCCGGCGCTTCCCGCGGGCGTCGACCCCATGCGGCGCGTCATCCTCAAGGCCAGCGACACCGCGACATCGCGCAGCGCCGTCGCGTTTCGCGTCGGCACCGCTCCGGCCGCAAGCACGTCCGACGTGAACAACATCTACGTTGACTCCGCTGGGTCCATGGATCTCGGCGTTGTGAACTACAACGCGATAACGGTGCGCCGGAATGGTGGAAGCACCGACAACAACGGCTACATCTACGTCATTTCCTACTCGATCAGCGAGCAGGGCCCGCGGGGGGTTTCCTAATGGGTGTGTATTTCGCCGACACGCAGACGATGAACGCAAGATCCGGCAACTGGACCGCGCTACCGACGCTTCCCGCAGGATTAGAACCGATGCGCGAGGTCATCATCAGCTGCGCGTCGGCGTTCCGCGTCGGCACGTGCACCGCAGGCCAGTCGACCGAGGATGCGGGGTGGTTCATCCTAGACGCCGGCCGTCACTCGCTCGGCGTCGTGAACTACAACACGATAACCGTGCGCGCGCAGGGCACGTCGAGCGCGTCGTATTTCCTCTATCACCTGTCGCCGATGGACGACGGTCCCGAGGGGAACTAAATGAGTTTCGCCGAACTCGCGCAGCTTCTTGCGCCGTTCGTCGCCGTGCTCGGCGCGAGCGCCTGGCTTCATTCCACCATCGGCGATCTCAAGACGACGATTGCAACACTCACGGAGCGGGTTCGGCATCTTGAGGCCGAACTTGAACGGCTGCGAAGCAGAAGGAACGACACATGAAATCATGGAAGACCACCACCGCAGGCATTGCTGCCATCGTCGCCGCCCTCGCCACCGCGGTCGGCGCGCTGTTCGACGCCGACCCAGTGACCATGCCTGACTGGGGCGCGGTCGCCGCGGCCGTCATGGCTGGCGTCGGCCTCATCGCCGCGCGCGACAACGGCGTGACGAGCGAGCAAGCGGGCGCTAGGTGATCTATGCGCTCGTTCGCGCGATCATCGACTCTCTGCTTGAATGGTCTGCGCGTTCTCGCGTGGTGCGCGTCGTTGGCGGGGGCTCTCGTCTGGCTGACCGCGTGCGGGCCGAGATACGTCGCCGCGCCGGACTCGCCGCTTCTGATCGTCAAGGCGAACGGCAGCGTGCTCGTGGCGATGCGTGACGGCGACCAAATGGTCGAGGTCGGGTGGATCGACGCGCAGGCGCTTGAGGGTCAGACGGCCGTGCCGTTCGACTGGAGCGCCGAGGAATGAGCCAAAACCTTCGGTGGTGTTGCTGCGAAGGCACGCTCAATGATTGCTGCGAGATGCAATCGTGCGCGGGATTTGTCACGCCCAATCAAATCACGATCACCTATGGCGGAACGGTGCAGCGCACGTTTTCCAATGGTCAAGTCATCACGCTGATGACGTATCAATGGCAGATTCAATCAAACAGCGCATTCACCCAGCGTGGCAACAACTGCGAGGGCAAGACATACGACCCGCCGCGAGAGTTCGGATGCCCGACGGCAACGCTGAACTACTCACACACTTGGACTCTGACTCAAGCGGACACGGCGTCGGGGTCCTATCTCGATTCACCGCCGGTGCCGTGCAACGGCTGCGACCCTACCACCTATCTCTGCGATCTTGACGTCGTGTATTGCGCGACGGAACAATGGGCCGCGAACGGTGCGCCACGCGTCGTCAATGGAGCCCTTGCGCCGGTTGGTTGCTGCGGGACGCGCGCCGACAACACGTCCGTCCTGCGGTACTTGTGCTGCGAAACGTGCAAGTGCCCGCGTCCGACCATCGTCTACAGCCCGGCCACGACGATCTGGGCGACGGCTAACGACACGCTTGACCATGAAGTCATCGCAGGGTGCTGCGGGCAAACCGGGTCGACCGATTCGCAGCCCAATACGTGGGTCTTCGATGGATTCGGCATTTCGGGAAAGTGCGGATGCCCGGACGGAACGACCTGGAGCCCCTTCGCAAATCCCGTGATCGCGTCCGGGTGCGATCCGCCGCGCCCGGTCGGATACTTCAGCTTCGGCGGGCTAACGTATCCCTCCTGCACCTCAATCGACTGCACCGGTCAGCATGACGGCGTTATCGAGGTCGGCGGCGAGTGTTGGGAATGGTTCTGCTACTCCGACTCCGGCGACCCGTTCAACCCGACGGTGAACGTCTGCAGCGCCTGCATCACGTGGGTGGATACGTGCTCGCAGATCATCACGGTGACGATCACATGACGTGCAAGCACCTCGACGGCATCAAGTGCGGGAACAACAAGTGTCCGCTTGTCGGTCGCGCGGTCAACCCCCGCGTCTGCGCCGTGTGCGACCACTACGACGGGCCCGCTAGGGGCGCCGGCGACCGCGTCGAGGCCGTGACTAGGGCGACGGGCCTAAAGGCTTTGTGGGAGCGCCTGCGCCGGTTCTGGAAGCCCACCACGCCAGAGAAGCGGGCGACGTCCTGCGGCGGGTGCGCGGCGAGACGGCGGGCGCTGAACGAAAGATTCCCGAGCAAGGGCTAATGTCCCCTTGCGCGTCCTGCCGATGATGGCTAAGGTGTTCCATCATCCGGCTAAGCCGGGAAAGGTTAGAAGATGCAAGACGAGAACGAAACGCCGTCCAAGACGGCACCGCGCCGGCTGACGGGCCAGGCCGTGTGGATTTCCATTGACCAGTACAACCGGCTCGGCGTTCAGGCCGACAAGGCGGGAAAGTCGCGCAGCGCGCTCGTGCGCCGCGCCGTCGAGACGATGCTGCGCCGGCTCGAAAAGCCGAGCGCCGAACTCGAGGTGCGCTGATGGGCGTCGTCCTCATTTTCATCGTCGGCGCGTGGCTGCTTGGCGGGTTCGACTGGCAAGGGGGTGCTGAATGACTGAGCAGGAGAAGCAGGAACGCTACAAGGCGCTCGGCGACGTGCAGCGCCACACCTACGACGTCGAGGTTGGCACGCGCGTGCCGTGGCCGTTTCCGCGCTCGACCGAGTCGCACGACCTCGCCGACCAACTGGAGATCCTTGCGCGGATCAATGAGGCCGGCGACCGCAGGCTTGCGCAGTCGCTCCGCGAGGCTGCGGCGAGGATTTGCGCGTTGGAGGAGATACTAAGGACCACGCTGCGCTCGAAGTGCAGCACCAAGGGGGTGTGCGAATGAGCACCGAACTAGCAACCGTCGAGGCTGCGACGCCGCTGACCCGGGCCCGATTCGAGGCGCACGTCGCGAAGGAAATGGGCCCGCACGTCGTCCGTACGTTCTCCATCGAGCTGCAAGGAAAGCGCTACGTCCAGGTCGCCGGGGCGACTGCGCTGGCGTCTGGATGCGGCTACGCAGTCCGCGAGGTCGAGGTACGCCGGTTCGACGTCGATGGCATCAAGGGGTGGGAGGCCACCGCCGAGATCGTCGACCGCAGCACCGGCTATGTGATCGGCCGCGGATCAGGCATCGTGACCGACGATGAGAGGCCGTGGGGATCGCGCCCACAGTTCGCGCGACGCGCAATGGCGTCGACCAGAGCAGCCGGCCGAGCGCTCCGGCTGTCCCTCGGACACCTGTTCGCGCTCATGGGTGATCGGGTGGCGACCGTAACCGCCGAGGAGATGCCGAATGACACCGAGTGAAGCCCTTGCCCAAATCCGGGCCATTCTGAGCCGCCTAGAAGCCCCGCAGAGCCCTGCGGCGGATCCGGGCGGGCAGTCGGCCACCGTGAAGCCGGAAGGCTCTACGGGCGATTCCCGGCTCTCGTTCCGTGACGCCAGCGTGATCTTCTACGAGGTCGGCAAGACCAAGTCGGGCCGAGACAAGGCGCGCATCGGCATCGAGTGGAAGTCGACGAGCGGACGGGTACGCGAGTACTACGACTGCTACGACATGAAGATCGTCGAGGCGTTCGACCCGCTCAACAAGGGCGACCGGGTCCAGTTGACGTTGAAGCCGTGGAACGATACCCATATCGTCTCGGCGGTCACGGTCGTGGAGCGATCCGAACTCAAGCGGATTTCGCTGCCGGCAGCCGACCTCGACGAGATTCCGTTCTGACCATTCCCTCGCGCGGCTGCCTCCCGCGCGGGCTCCCTGAGCAAGCCCCCCGTGCACCCGCGGGGGGCTTGTGCTTTTTACGGAGGCACTACGCATGGACGCTAAATGTTGGATGGAGCAGCCGCCGAAGGAGCCGACGGCTCGTGATGTTCAGTGTGCTGACAAGATGCGCGAGCAGCTGAAGTCGTGGCTGCGTATCGGTGGAACGCGTCAGAACTTTCCGTTCGAGCGTAAGGCGCACCAAATCTCGACCTTTTACGGATACCCCGGCGCGCGGTGGGTCTCGGCCGCGTGCCGCAGGGTGAAGAACTGGGTCGAGTTCCAGCGCCGCAGGGAAGCCCGCAGGATGAGCGAGGACGAGCTGCGCGCGTTCCGGCAGCACCTCACGTGGACGCCGCGCACGGCCGTCTGGAAGGCATTCTCGGCATTCATGGCCGACCGAAATGGCGAATGGAAAATGCGCCTAGCGACGCACCTCGGGGCCTACGACGCCGCGCAGGCGGCCATGCGAGGGCAGGGCACCGCCGAGTTCCTCGAGGCCGCCGACGAGGCGCGCCGGCTGTGCGCTGAACTGCCGGACGAATGGGATCCGCGCCCGGTCGAGCGGTTCCCGCGCGGCATCCCGCCGGAACGCCACACGCTCTGGAAGGCGACGCCATTTCGGAGGTACGTCGGATGAACGAGCCGCAACCATTTGAGATCGCCTCGCCGGGCATTTCCTCAACCGTGCCGCCGATGCGCCCGTTCGTCGTCGACGGGCTGCTGCGACGCGGCGAGATCTGCAACTTCATCGGCGCCAGCAAGACGGGCAAGACGTGGATGCTGTACCACCTCATCGCGGCGCTCGCGTCGGGCGGGGAATGGCTTGGCCGCAAGTGCGCCCGGTCGCGCGTCCTGCTCGTCGACAACGAACTCCACCCCGAGACGGCTCAGAACCGCATGGCGGACGTCGTCGAGGCGCTCGGCATCTCGAAGGACGAGTTCGATGCGCGCGTTTCGGTGGCCTTCGTGCGCGGCCGGATGGCCACGCTCGAGGACGTCGAGGCGACCATGCGCCGCGCCGGCCGCGAGGCGTTCGACGTCATCGCCCTCGACGCCTTCTACAGGTTCCTTAAGGGCGTCGACGAGAACGCGAACGGGGAAATGACGGGGGTGTACAACCACCTCGACCGCATCGCCGAGTTCAGCGGCGCGGCGATCATCAACGTGCACCACAGCTCGAAGGGCGACCAATCGAACAAGGCTACCACCGACGTCGGCTCGGGCGCCGGCGCCATCGCCAGGGCGACCGATACGCACCTCGCGTTCCTGCGGCACATCGAGGACGGCTGCGTCGTCCTGCGTGGCGAGTGCCGCTCAAGCCGGCGGCCTCTGGCGGTCGGCCTGAGGCTCAACCCGCCGTTCGTCACGGTCGACACCTCGCTGGACCTCGATGACCTGTGGACGGCCAAGAAGGCTGCCAAGGGCAACAAGGCCGAGCCGACGCTCGACGAGTTCGTCCGGCAGTTTGTGGACGGTAGGTCCGTGCGAGGCGAAATCGTCGCGAAGGCACGCGGCCACGGCATGGCCAAGATCACCGCCGAGCGCTCGCTTTCCGAGGCCATCAAGGCCGGAATGCTCACGGAACGGCTGGTTCAAGGCAAGATGGGAGCGCCGCGTCGCGAGCTCGTTTCCTTAGCCGCGACTAATACGACATGACTTCCTTGCGCCTATATAGAGTTAGGAACAGGAAAGGGCACTCTCCGAGGTCGAGTGCCCGTCCTGCCTCTGCTAGGAATCGAAACGCCACAAGTTGACAACGCACCTAAATGTGCATAACTTGTGGATATGTCGATCTCTAGCCGCGAGAAAGGGAAGCGTGGTGAACTGGAAGCCTGCGAAGCGCTTGGACGGGTCGGCATCGACTGCCGGCGCATGGTGCAGTACGCGAACAGGAACGGCGGACACCGTGACCCAGACATTGTCTGCGACGGCATGAACGTCTGGTTCGAGGTCAAGCGGGTCGAGCGGCTGAACCCGTACGCGTTCCTCGATCAGGCCATGGGCGACAGCCGTGGCAAGCAGCCCTGCGCGATTCTGATGCGGCCGAGCCATCGGCCGTGGACGATCATGATGCGCCTGGACGACCTGCCCAGGTTTGTGGAGGAGTACCAGCGTGCGCGCGTTCGACCCCAAGTGGACAGCCCCGAGGCGGTTTGATGCCGACCGATCCGCAGGCTACTCGGGTGGCAGGTGGCAGCGCATCCGTCGTTTGTGGCTCATGGCGCACCCGGCGTGCAACCGATGCGGGCTGGCCGGCGAGGAGGTGCACCACATCGTCGAGCGGCAACACGCGCCGCACCGGTGGGACGACCTCAGCAACCTCGAAACGCTCTGCCATCGGTGCCACATGGCCCACCACCACGGTGGATAACTCGCCCGACTTATCCACAAGTTATCCACAATCGGCACTTTTGACGCTCGGACGGGGGGGGTCGATTTTTTGAGCGGGTCGCCGACCGGGAATCACGCCGCATCCGACGTTTGTACTGCGGTCCTCGCCTACAATGCCGACGTCCTCGCCGGACGCGTGCCCGCCGGCCGGTGGATCTACGCCGCCGCGCGACGATTCGACGCCGACCTCAAGCGCGCCGACCTTTACCTTGACTGGGCTGCGGTCAATGCCCTCGACGCGCACTTCCGCCGGCTCACGCTCGTCGGCGAGTCAAGCGGCACCGCGTTCGCCTTGCACCCGTGGCAGCTCTGGGTCCTCGCCCAGATCGTCGGGTGGCGCGTCATCGCCGACGGCCGCCGACGCTGCCGGCTCGCGCTCGTGCAAGTCGCCCGCGGCAACGGCAAGACGACGCTCATGGCGGGCCTCGCGCTGTGGGATCTCCTCGCCGGCGACGGCCGCCGGGTGCACGTGATCGCCAACAACGAAGAGCAAGCCGGAATCTGCCTCGACACGGCCCGCACGATGGCCATCCGGCTCGCCGAACCCACACTGCTCGCCAGGGCGCAGCGCGTCGTGCGCCCGTCGCACGACTGCGAGATGACCGCGCTTCCGGCGCTCGAGCGCAGCCTTGACGGCCTGAACCCGTCGCTGTGGATCGCCGACGAGGCCGCTGAGTTCAAGGGGCGGTTCCTTACCAAGCTCCTCACGACAGGGGCTAAGCGCAAGGAGTCGACGGGCATCATCATCACAACACCGGGCAGCAACCCGGAGAACCACTACGCCGAACTCGTGAAGCAGGGCGAAGCGATCCTGAGCGGTGAGCTCGAGGACGACACCGTGCTGCCGATCCTGTACGGGCTTGACCCGGCGGACGCGCTGGACGATGAGTCGAACTGGGGCAAGGCAAACCCAGGCCTTGAGCACGGCCAACCGGACCTTGCGTCGCTCAAGCGCTCGTGGAACACGATGAAACGGTCGCCGATGGGGCGCGGCGAGTTCGCGCGCTACCACGCGGCGCGCTGCGACGAGAACACGGGCGGATGGCTCGACATGAGCCTGTGGCCGGGTGGCAGCGCGGTCGACTGGGAAAGCCTGCGCGGCCGCCCGGCGTGGTGCGGGCTCGACCTGTCCAAGACGCTCGACATGACGGCGCTGGTCGTGGCCGTGCCGCTCGACGACGGGCGCGTCGCCATCCGTGGTCACTACTGGTGGCCGCGCGCCGAGGTCGCCCAGCGCGAGTTGGACTACCGCTACCCAATCAGGACGTGGGCCGCCGAGGGCAAGATCACGTTGACGCCAGGGCGCGAGATCGACTACGAAGCGGTGCGCGCGCGCATCCTTGAGCTGCGCGACGAGTTCGACATCCGGGCCGTCGGCTATGACTCGTGGGGTAGTAAATATTTGGCCGAGCAACTCCAGACGGACGGCGTGCCGATCATGGCGTACCGAATGGGCATTAGCACGTTCGGTCCGGGCTGCGCCCTGTTCCAGAACCTGTGGGCCGGCTCGCGTCTGGTGATCGGCGACGATCCGATCTTGCGGCGCTCGTGTGCCGACGCGCACGCGAAGCGCGACCAGAACGGCAACATCCGGCCCGTGAAGTCGAGGGAGTTCTGCGCCATCGACCCGCTCGTCGCGTCGATCATCGCGTGCCACGTGTGGGGCGGGACGAAACGCTCCGGCTACGACGAAGAGGCCGAGGAATATTTCAAGCGGAATACTGTTTAGATGCGATCCGCGCGGCAGACGCAGCACCTAATACATAGATGCTGCGCGATCTGTTCCGACGGTGGCTGGGCCACTATCCGACACACGGCGTGCTCGTGCCAAGTTTCGACTC